TTGCCAGTTAGTAACAAATGGTGATTTAATACGCACAAAGAGGATAAACATGGCACGCATACCAAACGATCAACGCTTGGCAAACTTGCACGCTGAAGCTCTGCGCCAGTACAACGACATCCAGACTGCGCTGCGGGACGAGCGTCTCCAATGTTTGCAGGATCGACGGTTTTACTCTATTTGCGGCGCACAATGGGAAGGACCACTCTACGATCAGTATGAAAACAAGCCTCGGTTTGAGGTCAACAAGATCATGCTGTCGGTCATTCGGATCGTCAACGAGTACCGAAACAACCGAATCACAGTCGATTACATCGCTAAAGATGGCGCAGAAGATAGCCTGGCGGACACTTGCGACGGTCTTTACAGGGCTGACGAGCAGGACTCAGTGGCCAACGAAGCGTATGACAACGCTTTCGAGGAAGCTGTGGGTGGTGGCATTGGCGCATTCAGGCTCAGAACCGTCTACGAAGATGACGAAGATGAGGACAATGACCGCCAGCGCATCATGTTTGAGCCGATCTTTGATGCTGACAGCTCGGTATTCTTTGACCTGAACTCCAAACGCCAGGACAAGTCTGACGCTTTGTTTTGCTTCGTGGTCAACAGTATGACCCGCGAGAGTTACAAAGAAACATACAACGATGACCCGACAGACTGGCCAAAGATTATTCACCAGTACGAGTTTGATTGGGCAACGCCTGATGTTGTGTTTGTCGCTGAATACTTTAAGGTCGAGGAAGTCGCTGAGACCATCCGCATCTTTCGATCAATCGACGGGACAGAAGAAAAGTACCGCCAAGATGATTTTAAGAACGACGAGACATTAGAGGAAACCCTGATCGCCATTGGCAGTCAAGAGGTTCGCCAGCGCAAGATCAAACGCAAGCGTGTGCGTAAATACATTATGTCTGGCGGCAAGGTCTTAGAGGACGCAGGATATATCGCTGGCAACTGCATCCCTGTTGTGCCTGTATATGGCAAGCGGTGGTTTGTGGACAACGTTGAGCGTTGCATGGGTCATGTGCGTCTGGCTAAGGATGCCCAGCGTCTGAAGAATATGCAACTGTCGAAGTTGGGTGAGATCAGCGCATTATCAAGCGTTGAGAAGCCAATCCTGACTCCAGAGCAAGTTGCTGGCCACCAGATTATGTGGGCTGACGATAACCTGAAGAACTATCCGTACCTGTTGGTCAATCCGATTACAGGTGCTGATGGCAGCACTCAGGTTCAAGGGCCACTGGCGTACACTCGCAGCGCACAAATCCCACCAGCGATGGCGGCATTGCTGCAGATCACCGAATCAGACATGAAGGAAATTTTGGGCGCATCGTCCCAAGGTGAGCAAATTGTCAGCAATATCTCAGGTAAAGCGGTCGAGATGATTCAGACCCGTCTGGATATGCAAACCTTTATTTACATGAGCAACTTTGCGAAAGGCATGAAGCGATCAGGCGAGATCTGGTTGAGCATGGCTCGCGATATTTATGTGGAAGAAGGTCGCAAGATGAAGGTTATCGGGCGCACCGAAGAGGTAAGTACCGTTGAGTTGATGCGACCAAAGGTGTCCGAGACTGGCGAGGTCATCATGGAAAACGACCTGAGCCGCGCTAAGTTTGATGTAAACGTTGATGTCGGTCCATCCTCATCGAGTAAGCGTGCGGCAACCGTTCGGGCGTTGACAGGCATGATGGCGATCACCGACGATCCACAGACCAAGCAAGTCTTGCAAGCGATGGCCATGATGAACATGGAAGGCGAAGGCATTGGCGATGTGAGAGACTTCTTTCGTAAGCAACTGTTGCGCCTGGGCGTTGTCAAGCCAACCGAGCAAGAGGCTGAGATGCTCGCTCAAGAGCAGCAAATGCAAAGTCAACAGGTTGATGCAAACTCAATATTCCTGCAGGCAGCGGCTGAAGAGGCAACGGCTAAGGCAGCGCAGGCCAGAGCAAGCGTCATTAAGACCGTGGCAGACGCAGGATTGGCTAAGGCAAAGACTGCCGAAACCCTTGCTAAGACTGGTGTTGAACAACAGAATATGGTGATGACTGAGATTGAAGCAGCCCAACAAGCCGCACAAGGTGAGCAAATTCAGCCTGTTGTCAGATAAAATGCAAGAAATGGTATCCATCCAGCCTTAAATGGGTGAGTTTAATGGGGTCAGTAAATGAATGAAAGGGCAGAAGTAGACGAGAACCAAGAAGAGTCCGTGGAAGAGGTGACGATTGCAGAGGAAGTTGATCTGGAATCTGAAGAGTCAGACTCGGACGAGGTTGTTGTCTCAATTGGTGAGGATGCGCCCCCCGCCGAAGAGGAAGTTCGTGCGCCTGAATGGGTGCGTGAGCTGCGTAAGACGAATAGGGAAAAAGAGCGTCGCATTCGTGAGTTAGAAGCTAGGCTATCGGCCACCACAACTGAGATCAAGCCAGTTGTGACGTTAGGACCGAAGCCCAAGCTCGATGCTTATGATTACGACACTGATTTATTTGAAGCAGCATTAGACCAATGGCATGAACGCAAACGCGAGCATGATCGTGAGGCTGAACAAGCCCAGCAATCAGAGCAGCAACAGCAACAAGCTTGGCAAGCCAAGTTGAACGACTACGGGAAGGCGAGAGCTGAACTCAAAGTCCGTGATTATGAAGATGCTGAGGAAACTGTCCAGCAACTTTTAAATATCACACAGCAAGGTGTCTTATTGAATGGCTGCGATAATCCCGCACTCGTCGTGTATGCGTTAGGCAAGAATCCAAAGAAAACTGCGGAACTTGCAAAGTTATCTGATCCCGTAAAGTTTGCTTTTGCGGTTGCGAAACTGGAGAAGGAATTGAAAGTTACCAATCGTAGGGCAGCACCCGCACCGGAACGTGTCGTGTCAGGAACAGGACGATCATCTGGTGCGATAGACTCAACCTTAGAACGGCTGCGAGAAGAAGCGGCTCGAACTGGCAACATGACGAAAGTCATTCAGTACAGAGCGCAGAAACGATCAGCATCCAAATAATTTAAAAGGAATTTAAAATGAGTAACTCTTTCTCGAAAGAAGAGCGTGTTGCATTTGAGGACATCCTCGAAGGCTTCAACGACGCTCTGGTTTTGTCCCGCAACGTGTCCATCTACAACACAGATGGCTCGATGATGGAGCGCACAAACAACGTTATCTATCGCCCCCAGCCTTACATTGCTCAAAGCTATGATGGCATGGATCAGACGGGTAACTTCACGGCTTACACACAGCTTTCAGTTCCAGCGACGCTTGGCTTTCAAAAGTCTGTGCCTTTCATTCTGGACGCGCTTGAGCTGCGCGATGCGTTGCAAGAAGGTCGTTTGGGTGATGCTGCAAAGCAAAAACTTGCCTCTGACATCAACATTGCCATTATGAACGTGGCTGCTGCCCAAGGCTCATTGGTTGTTACAACCAACACAGCCGCAGGCGATTACGATGACATCGCTTTGTGCGACAGCATCATGAACGAGCAGGGCGTGCAGACGTTTGATCGCTACTTGGCATTGTCGAGCCGTGACTATAACGGCTTAGCAGGCAACATTGCTGGTGGTGCTGGTGGCGCATCTGTGTCGCGCAGTTTCTCTGGCAACAAGTCAAACAATGCGTTTGAGCGCAGTTTCGTTGGTATGGTTGCAGGTTTTGAGACCTACAAACTAGACTACGCAAATCGCTTGATTGGTGCGACTGGTTCAAACACCACAATGTCAACCTTGGTTGGTGCAAACAACTATTACGTTCCACAGGCTACCCAGACCGCAGTAACTGGTGAGACCCAAAACGTTGATAATCGTTTCCAGACAATCACCGTGACATCAAGCACAGACTTGTTGGTCGGTACACCGTTTGAGATTGGTGGCGTTGAGGCTGTCCATCACATCACAAAACAAGGTACTGGCTTTGCCAAGACTTTCCGTGTGATCCAAGTTGTTAATGCGACAACCGTTGTTATCACACCACCGATCATCTCGGCTCAAGGTGGAACTGATGCAGAACTGCAATACCAGAACTGTATCGTCACTCCTAACGCAACAGCCACCATGACCCGTCTGAACCTTGATACAGCACCGATCAACTGCTTCTGGCAGAAAGATGCTCTTGAGATTCTGCCTGGTCGTTACGCTGTCCCATCTGATGCTGGTGTCGCAGTGATGCGTGCCTCAACGGATCAGGGCATTGAGTTGGTGATGCAGAAGCAATACGATGTGAACACAATGAAAACCAAGTATCGTCTCGATACACTTTTCGGCGTGGTCAATAAGCAGCCAGAAATGTCTGGTATCTTGCTGTTTAATCAGACTGTTTAAAGGAAATAATCATGTCCTATAACATTATTTTTGCACAAGGCACAGCAACTGTCGCAGTGCCAGCAGGCGAGAAAATCGCCGTTCAAGCCTACTCACCAGCGAGCGTGTTTCAAGAGGTTGGTTTCCCCAACTTCCCTGAAGCAAATGACCTGTTGAGCGTGGTTGAGAACACCACCTTTGTGTCAAGCGCATTCACCAATGCTACCAACGTGATTATTCAGGCTGGTGCATCAGGTGCTTACTACGCTATTGGTGTAGCACCTACGATCAGCAACAATGGAAACTGGCAGCCGCAGGGTGCGCCAGCGAACATTGCTGATGGTGGTTCAATGATTGCCACAGCAGCTGATGTTTTGACTGGTATCGTAACGGCAACGCCAACTACTACTCGAAGCATTCAATTGCCTTTGGCTACAAACCTTGAGTTGGCAACAGAGTGGGCGATTGGTGATTCGTTTGACTTCTCGGTCATAACTTTGGCTGCGTTTGCTTTGACTATTACAGTCAACACAGGCGTGACCATTGTTGGGTCAGCTGCAACGGCTGCAACATCTGGAGCGTCTGCACGTTTCCGTATGCGTAAAACTGCTGCCGATACCTTTATTGTGTATCGAATCAGTTAATCAAACGAGCAGGCCAGCAGCGATGTTGGCCTGTTTAACAGGAGAACGCTATGATGGGTAAGAAGATGGGCGATATGATGTCCAAGACTATCAAGAAAGAAATGAAAGCTGGCAAGCCCCAAAAGCAAGCCGTGGCGATGGCTTACAGCATGAACAAGCCTGCCAAGAAAGTTGCAAAGAAGAAATGATTAAGTCTGCAGCAATTATTAAGAATGCACCTCGCGCTGAATGGCGTGAGGTGCGTTTAGCTAAAAAGAAAGCCAAGAAGCAGGCTCAGATTGAGCGAAAAGCTATCAAGGTTTATTTCCCATCGCCTATGAATGTGCGTGTGAGAGAGCCAGTTGCGGTTGAGCAAGTCATCGAGGATACAGATCCGATCATTGAGTCTGCTCCGACCCGCGACGAAATGGCTATCAAAGCACGCGAGCTTGGAATAAAATTTGACGGCAGAACGTCAGACAAGAAATTGAGTTCACTCATCGAAACAGCACTAGGAGGCTGACATGGGTTATAGCAAGCGGCAATTCATCTCAGCTGCGCTGGAAGAAATCGGGCTTGCATCCTATGTCTTTGACTTGCAGCCAGAGCAAATTGACACGGCCAGACGCAGGCTCGATGCGATGATGGCAGATTGGAACGCCAAGGGCATTAGACTTGGCTATCCCATCCCATCAAGCCCACAAGATGGTGATCTGGACGAAGAGACCAACGTGCCTGATTCGGCATATGAGGCGATTATCTGCTCTCTAGGCATCAGGCTTGCGCCAAGTTATGGCAAACAAGTGATGCCAGAGACCAAGGTTGTGGCCAAACAAGGCTATGACATTTTGCTACAGCGTGCGACCTTTCCGCTGGAGCAGCAGCTGCCTGGCACAATGCCATCTGGCGCAGGCAACAAGCCTTGGCGAGTTTACGACAACCCATTTGTACGACCACCCTATTTTCCTGTGGACGCTGGTCCAGATGGTCCAATCGAATACAACTAAGGAACAGCTATGCCAACCATCAATCAACTGCCCGTACTCAGCACGATTTCTAGCGGAGATCAACTGCCTGTTTATTCGCCTAACAATGGCGATGCTCGCAGAACGTCAATTGGCAGTTTGCTGACTTTCTTTCAACAGAGCTTTGCGTCTCCGACTCTTTCGGTCAACCTGTATGTGCCAGGCTCAGGATTTAACATTACTGTCCCGACACCAGTTAGCAACGATCAATGGATGCTTTTGCAGCCTGCGGGTACGTTGGCAACTGGCACAATTACGTTGCCATTGAATACTGGCGTGCCGGATGGTACGACTGTGCTGATTACATCGACGCAGGAAATCACCTCTTTGACGATTGCGTTAAATGGTGCGACAGCGGTTTACGGTGCGGTGACATCATTGGCGGCAGGAACGGCCACGCAAATTCGGTTTTATCAGCCGACAAATTCTTGGTATCAGATTATTTCTGATACTGTCTATGCTGCGGGTATTCAAAACTTCTTAGCAAGCCCAACCAGTGCAAATCTACGCACGGCAATGACTGATGAGACAGGCACAGGGCTGTTGGTGTTTAACACTAGTCCGACATTTGTCACACCGATTTTGGGGACGGTTGCAAGCGGCAACATTTCTGCTTGCACATCGACCAGTATGGTATTGGTAACACCGATTCTAGGCACACCAACTTCTGGAACATTGACTAATTGCACTGGTTTGCCAATTGCCACTGGCGTTTCTGGTTTGGCTGCGAATGTGGCAGCATTTTTGGCTACCCCATCGAGTGCAAACTTGGCTGCGGTATTGACGGATGAAACTGGCACAGGCGCAAACGTATTTGCAAACACGCCAACATTGATCACACCCAACATTGGCGCGGCCACAGGCACAAGTCTGACAGCGACAGGAACGATTGTGTCATCAGGCACAACTGGCGTAGGTTACTCAACGGGTGCTGGCGGCACGGTTATTCAAGGCACAAGCCGCACAACAAGTGTCACGCTAAACAAGACATCTGGCGCGATCACGCTATTTAGTGCAGCAGGCACAACTGTTGCGGCCACTTTTACTGTGACGAACAGCACCGTCGCGGCAACTGATGTGATTATCTTGAATCAAAAATCGGGAACAGACTTGTATGATCTGATGGTAACAGCGGTGGCAGCGGGAAGTTTTAATATTACATTCCGCACCACAGGCGGCACGACCACAGAAACTCCGGTCTTTAACTTTGCGGTCATCAAGGGTGTCGCTGCATAATGGCCACAAAGCCCAAATCCTCTGTCAACGAAGCTGGCAACTATACGAAGCCAACGATGCGAAAGCGTCTGTTTGCGGAGATTAAGGGTTCGGCTGTGCAAGGTACAGCATCTGGCGAATGGTCAGCAAGGAAATCCCAACTTTTGGCGAAGAAGTACAAAGAGAAGGGAGGCGGCTATAAATGAAAGCATCGCAGAAAAGCCTCAAGGATTGGGGTCGGCAAGATTGGGGTACTAAGTCTGGCAAACCATCGTCTGAGACAGGTGAGCGTTATCTGCCAAAGGCTGCTATTGAGGCACTCTCACCCGCTGAGTATGCAGCGACCACCAAAGCCAAGCGGGAAGCTACAGCAAAGGGCGAACAGTTTGCCAAACAGCCCAAGAAGGTAGCAGCCAAAACCAAGGCTTACAGATGAAATCCCCTGCTTACACTCGCAAGGAAGGGCAGAACCCAAAGGGTGGGCTGAATGCCAAGGGTCGGGCAAGTGCAAAGGCTGAAGGCATGAATCTCAAAGCCCCTGTTAAGTCTGGTGACAATCCACGCCGAGCTAGTTTCTTGGCACGCATGGCAGGCAACGCAGGGCCAGAGTATAAAGATGGCGAGCCAACGAGGTTGCTGTTAAGTTTGCGAGCTTGGGGCGCATCGTCTAAGGATGATGCACAATCAAAAGCCAAGAAAATCTCTGCCAGAAATAAGGCGAAAAAGTAAATGCAAATCCCTATTTTGTCCGGCATATTTACTGACAACGGGCCAGACTTACGCACCTCTTACCCAGTCAATCTTGTGCCGACTCCAAAGCAAAGCGGGATTAGTAATGGATACTTGCGCCCAGCCGATGGGATTGTGGCTAACGGCACAGGACCAGGTGCGGATCGAGGCGGTATCAATTGGCAAGGCCAACTATATCGAGTGATGGGGACTAAGCTAGTTGAGATTTCGAGCAGCGGTGTTGTGACGATTCTTGGCGATGTCGGTGGTCCAGTCAATGAACTAGTCACGTTTGATTACAGCTTTGATCTGTTAGCAATTGCCTCTGGTGGGCGTTTGTATTACTGGGACGGGTCAACACTCGCTCAAGTAACTGATCCTGATCTAGGTGTGGTTTTAGATGTGGTTTGGGTCGATGGTTACTTTATGACCACTGATGGCGAGTTCTTGGTGGTCACAGAACTCACAGACCCATTCCAAGTCAACCCTCTTAAATACGGTAGCTCTGAGGTCGATCCTGACCCTGTGGTGGCATTATTAAAGCTAAGAAACGAAGTCTATGCGCTGAACAGAAACACGATTGAGGTGTTTGACAACGTGGGTGGTGATTTATTTCCATTCCAACGTATTGATGGCGCACAGGTTCAGAAAGGCGTGGTCGGTACGTTTGCCTGCTGCGTTTATTTAGAGACGATTGCATTTTTAGGAAGTGGTCGCAATGAAGCACCAGGCATCTACCTAGGTGCAAATGGGACAGCTAAGAAAATTAGCACCCAAGAAATTGATGAGATTCTGTTGCAATTTACGGAAGCGCAGCTTGCAACAGTCAAGCTAGAGGCTCGCAATGACCGATCGCATCAGCATCTTTATATTCATCTGCCAGACAGAACGATTGTGTATGACTCGGCTGCGTCGCAAATTTTGCAAGATTTTGTTTGGTTTAACCTCGTATCGACAGTTGTAGGTTTCGCTGCTTATCGGGCTAGAAATCTGGTTTATGCCTATGACAAATGGTTAGTGGGCGATCCGCAGTCGAGCAACATTGGCTATCTGGTGGACACGATTGGCTCGCATTGGGGCGAACAGGTGCGCTGGGAGTTTGGCACGCTCATCGTTTACAACGAGGGCAAAGGTGCGATATTTTATGACATGGAGTTGGTTACATTAACGGGTCGGGTGGCTTTGGGCATTGATCCGCAAATCAGCACCAGTTATTCGGTGGATGGATTGTCTTACAGCCAAGAAAAGTTTATCAAGGTTGGCACAGTAGGCAACACAAGTAAACGTCTGGCATGGTTTCAGCAGGGACACATGAGGAACTTTAGAATCCAGAAGTTTCGTGGCGATAGCGACTCGCATATTTCTTTTGTGCGTCTGGAAGCCAAGATCGAAGGGTTGGCTTACTAATGGCTAAGGTATTTAGACCACTTGGACTGACAAGAGACCAGCTCGCTGAATTTCTATCAAGTCCAGAGCAGATCAAGCAATTTGAGAATCTGTTTGCTGTAGCTGATACGGTTGTTGATGTACCGGATGGTATTGTTGTTATTGACTTTGAGGCTGGATTGGCGCAGTCCTCAGCTAACGATGCTTTGGCACAAATAGCGGCACAAGCACAAGAATCCGCTGTTAACGCTGCGTTGGCAGAGAGCAAAGCAAATCAAGCTCTTGCATTGATAGATAATTTAAGAAAGGCGGTCGAGGGTTTACAGATAACCCCAACACTTGAGTTGGTAGACAATTTAAGAAAGGCGGTTGAAGGCTTGCAGATGACTCCACCACCAAGGGAGTTCAAGCGTGCAAGATATGGCTCGTTTTATGACACCACTACACAACTTGCGACAGTTATTAACACAGCCACAGCGATTACTTTTAACACCACCGATTTAAGTCAGGGCGTTTACATTGGCGGCACAACATCCAGAATTATTGTGGACAGCGAAGGCATTTACAATTTTGATACATCATTTCAGCTAGATAAGACATCAGGAGGCACGGCAGAGTTTTACTTTTGGTTTAGGCTCAATGGTGTCGATGTTCCAGACAGCGCAAGTCACATTCGTATTCAAGGCAATAACGCTGAAATCTTTTCCTCGCTAAATTATTTTTTTGATCTTAAAGCAAACGATTACGTTGAGATGATATTTTCCGTTGATGATTTGTCTGTTGAACTTAAAGCAATCGCAGCGTCTGCTCCAGTCCCATCTATCCCGTCAATCATTCTTACCGTTAACAACAATATCGAAGGTGTCCAATGACCGTCATCGTAAAAGTTCTGATTCCAGCAAAGCAGGCTGAGAACGCTCAAACTACACAGTACACAGCCACCAATGTGCGTGCGATTATCGACAAGTTTACCGTCACGAATACCAGCGCAAACAACGTCACGTTTAGTTGCAATCTAGTCACAGTTAGTGGATCGGCATCCGCATCGAACCTAATTATTGACGCTCGCAGCCTTGTGCCAGATGAGACTTATACTTGCCCAGAACTAGTGGGTCAGGCGTTAGAGGCGGGTGGGTTTATCTCCACGCTTGCGGGTGCGGCAACGTCTTTGACCATTCGCGCATCAGGCCGAGAGATAACTTAGAGGAATATGATGAAAAACTTTATGATTATCCCCAAGGGATTTGCAGGGTTGCCGATGGAAGAGGGGTTCTTGTCTCCAGCTGAGAACAAGAAGAACTTTATCGTCGCAGTGGAAAACTGGTACTACGGGCCAGAAGAACCGAGCAACGACCCTAAAGCGAACCCTGAGTTTTACGCTGCTCTGGCTGATGCGATGCAATGCGATGAGAAAGACGCACGACGCAAGCATTGCTCAAACTGTGGTTATTATGACAATAGTCTGATGGCACAGGTCAAAATCGAGCGCATTCCAATGGCGGGATACGACACAGGGTATGGATTTCGTGGGCATTGCGAAAAACTTAATTTCATCTGCAACGACATGAGAGTGTGCCAGGCTTGGGAAGATCGTAAAGATGAGATGGATTGATATGCCTAATTGTGGTCAAATACTCTTGCTGAGTCAATCGAGCCACCAGCAGCTTATCCATTTGGGATTTGTATGACCGATTGGCTTAGAGAGAACTTAGAAAAGAGTCTAGCTCTGCCTGCCTCTGCCGTGGACTGGTTAATGATGCTCTTTGGAGCAATCCAAGTCTTTGATGACGTGGCTGACGGAGATATTGTCAAGCGTCAGGATTTGAACGCCACCATCTGGAACACGCTGGTCGGCATGAATCGAAATATCTTTTGGATAGAGAACGCTCAAACTCTCACGCCAGTTGTTGCAACTATGATTTTAAAGTGGCAAGCATCCGATCAAGCCGAGCGTGCTGGTCATGCTGATGCTCGCTCTTTCGTTTGGCGTGCAGGATTCTACGATGTGGTATTGATGACCGTGGCGTTATGTTATGGATCAAATCATGCGACCGAGGTGGCCAGTGATGTCATGGCAATCTATGGTGAAAAATTAGAAGATTATTTGATGGAGTTTAATCATGCCTGATCCGGTCACAGGACTAATCGTTGGTGGAACAACACTGATTGGCGGTGCTATCCAAAGTAGTGCTGCTGGCAAAGCATCCAAAGCGCAGCAACAGTCTGCTGAAGCAGGCATTGAGGAACAACGCCGACAATTTGATGCGTTGCAGAAAATCCTTAGCCCATACGTTTCGGCAGGCACGACAGCACTCGGTGGTTTTCAGCCTTTTATACAAGCTGGTACTGATGGGTTAAGTAGATTAAATCCTTTTCTCGACGCAGGGACTCAAGCGTTAGGGCAATTACAACCTTTCATCCAAGCGGGAACTCAAGCTCTAGCCGGGTTACAGGAGTTTGGTGGGGCTGGAAGCCGAGCGATTGGTGGCTTAGAGGGTTATGGCGCAGCGGGGAGTCGTGCGGTAGGTGGCTTAGACCCTTATGCAGCAGCAGGCGCACCAGCTCTCGCGCAACAGCAGGCTTTGCTTGGTTTGCGTGGTCCACAGGCACAGCAATTATCCATTTCAGCTATTGAGCAAAGCCCAGCCTTTCAAGCTCAAGTCAGGCAGGGTGAAGAGGCGATTCTTCAAGCGGCATCTGCGACGGGGGGTTTGCGTGGTGGTAATGTTCAAGCAGCTCTTGCACAGTTTCGCCCCCAAATGCTGCAGCGAGAAATCGACTTGCAATATGGTCGGCTAGGTGGAATGACCGCATTAGGACAAGGCACAACTCAAAACTTAGCACAGTTGGGATTAACGTCGACCCAGAACTTAGCTGGCTTGGGGCAATCGTCGTATCAAAACTTGGCGAACATGGGTCTGACTACAGCTCAAAACTTAGCGCAAATGGGGTTCACTGGATCGCAAAACCTAGCAAACATAGGGCAAGCCGCAACCCAGAACTTAGCACAACTTGGACAAGCCTCGGCAGCAGGAACAGGCGCAGCAGGACTGCAAACGGGCGCAAGAATTGCGGGGCTTGAGGGTGACATTGGTTCAGCTAGAGCTGGTGCTGATTTGGCTAGAGGTCAAGCGTTGTCGAGTGTTTTCAATCTTCCTGCACAGTTTCTTGGAATGCAGTACGGGGCGCAAGGTCGCGCTAATAACGTAACGCCAGGTCTCGGTGGTTTATTCGGTTAAGGAGTCAAACGTGGTTCAGCCAGCAAATTACTCGATTAACGTCCAAAGCCCACTCCAAGCCTTTGGACAAGCGGCACAGTTTGGCGCAGGATTGGCCGAGATGGATGCTCGTCGGCAAGCACAGCAGCAAGAGGCTGTTCGTCAGCAAGCGTTGAATACAGAATTTCAGCGTATTAGTGCAATTCAAAATCCAAACATATCAGAGTATATGACCTTGAGTCGATTGCTGCCTCCAGCGCAAATGGAGAGCATTCGTAAAACTTATGAACTGGGTTCACAAGAGCAAAAAGACAATCAGATTTTGTTTTCAGGCAAGGTGCTTGCAGCCTTTACGAATGGTCAGAATCAGATTGGCATTGATTTGTTAGAAAACCGAGCGACTGCTGAGGAAAATTCTGGCAGAAAAGAGCAAGGACAAGCGTTTCGCTCTTATGCAGAGTTAGCAAGAATTAACCCAGGCGCAGCAAAAGCAACGATTGGTATGTTGTTGGCAACTGTGCCAGGCGGTGATAAGATCATCGAAGCCACCACCAAAGCGCAGCTTGCGCCATTACAGGTCGCTGAAGCCCAAGCTAAAGCGGCAGATAGACTTGCTGGTGGACAGCCAAAGCCAGGATACACTTTACTTACACCAGCTCAAAATATTGAGTTGGGATTGCCAGAAAATATTCGTTTTCAAAAGAGTCCAGATGGACAAATTACAGAATTAAAAATTTCTGCTGCACCAAAAGAAAATTACCGTGTCCTTACGTCAGAGGAGAACGTTAAGCTCGGATTACCTGCTGATGTGAAATTTCAACAAGGACCTGATCAAAAAATTTCACCAGTGAGTACAGGCCCGTTAGTTCAAATTGATTCTGGAGAAAAAAGAGAGGTTCTTGCATTAAAGGAATTGGATATTCCTCGCGCTAAAGAATTTAGTGCCTCAGCCGCATCTGCGAGAGCAGTGGCTAAAGACACTCGTGTAATTGCTGATTTGTTGAGAGGCAAATCTGGCGGTGCTGTTATTAAACTTACCACTGAAGTTGCAAAAAACCTTGGACTTTCTACTGAAACGGTTACAGCAAACGATTTGGCAAATGCTCTCGCAACAAAAGCCGCTGTGCAGATTCGTCCAGCAGGCTCTGGCTCAACCTCTGACATTGAATTCAAATCTTTTGTTGCGTCGATCCCATCATTGTCAAATTCAGAAGGTGGACGTGAGTTAATGGCTAAGTACGCTGAAGCCTTTGCAAAGCGATCTGCCAGACTTGCTGACCATGCTAGAAAGCTCATTCGTGATGATAAGTATTCGGACGAAGAGGTTGCTCGTTTTGACGAAAGCCTTGGACCAATGCTTGATAAAGATTTTTATGAATTTGCAAGAGGCAAACGACCAGGCGTGCAGCCGTATAAACCTCCTGCAATTACACCGAAGACTTCACAACCGCCTGCGGCTGCACCTCCGGCGCGTCCGGCAAGCGGCGTTAAATTTTTAGGGTTTGAATAATGGCTACCGCTAGGTTTCAATTCCCTGATGGGCGCATTGGTCGGTTTGAAGTGCCGGATGGTACGTCACCAGAGCAGGCACAGATACTGATTGAGCAAGCAGTCAGCGCAATGGGTGTGCAGTCACCAACGCCTGCCGCGACTGATCAGGCCGTTGTCGCTGCTCCGGCAGAAGGTATGCAGACACCACAGGCTGCGCCAGTTGCTGCAGAAGCACCAGTTGCCGCACCAGTTGCTGGTGTTGCACCAGAAGCGGCTGTTGCACCGGAAACGACAGCAGCAGCCCCTCAAGGAAGATATGGGTTGTCGAACTTGGTTGGTGATATGGCTAGCGATGTTGGCCGTGGGGTAGTCGAGGCTGTGACGGGCAGTGGGCGCGAAACTGAAACGATCAAAGCATTGCCAGAATGGACAAGTATGCCAGAGCTTAACTCTGCGTCATTCCGATCCGCACTGACTGGACTTGGCACGCTGCTTGCAAACCCTGACGAGATTTCACAGGTCGTGAAAGCTAACTTTCCAGATACGCAAGTATTCCAAGATGAGAAAGGCAATTACATCTTCCGGTCATCCCTCGATGGTCGAGACTATGCAATCAAGCCTGGCATGAGAGTGAGTGACATTCCTCGCGTTATCGGAGGAATCGCGGCGTTCACTCCGGCGGGTCGTGCGACAACTATTACAGGCGCGGGTCTCAAATCTGGATTAACGCAGACAGGCATTGAAGCCTCTCAGGTGGCTGCTGGCGGCGAGTTCAGTCCGGCTGAGGTTGGGCTAGCAAGTGCAGGCGGCGCGATTGTTCCAGCGGTTGTAAAGACCGCACAAGCGGGTCGAGCTGCGTTCAAGGGTCAACCACCCGCTGCCCCTGCTCCTGCTGCGGGTGCGCTTGCGCCTGAAGGTAGTGCGCTCAATCCTGCTGCTGCGGCTGATACTGCCGCTGGTGCTGCCCCTGCTGCTCCTGCTGCTGGGCAAATGACCACAGAGGAACTGATTGAGACAGCAATGCAAGCTGGTCAAAAGTCAATTGTGCCTGGTCGACAGTCAAGAGCCGTTGAGGTATTAGCTGGTGAGACTGCGCCTGATCCAAAGGTTCTTGCAGCAGCCAAGCGGCTAGGGATTGACGAGTTTTTGCAGCCAGACCATGTGACCACAAATCAGGTTTATCGTGAACTGGCGCAAGCGGTCAAATCCATCCCAGGCTCCGAGGCTCGCCAAGCAGAGATGAAGGGTCTCGAACAAGTCGGTAAGCGTGCAAGCGATTTGATTGACGAGATCGGTGGCACTAAAGACTTTTCGACTTTAAACACAAAAATTCAGGTGGCCTTGCAACAGCAAGTTGATGACCTAGCAGCAAAATCAAACAAAATTTATGATGATGTTCTTAACAAAACGATTCCAAAGCGGGTTGAGGTTAATGCCGAAAATATCCTAAATTTCATTCGCACAAGGGCTGAAGATTTAGGTGGCTTTCAAAATCTTTCCCCAATGGAAAAGGAAATATTTGGAAAGTTAGCACCTCGCAAAGTAAAAGTTGATGGCGTGGAGGTTGAGAAACTGCCAACTTATACTCTACTCGATGACGTTCGCAAGGATATTGGCTCAGCATATAAAGGAACAGGACCGTTCAAAGACGCAGACCGAGCGCAACTCGATCAGCTTTATGGTCGATTATCACAAGACCAATTAAGCGTGGCCGCGAAGTTTGGGGTCGACGATGCCTTAAAAGAAGCCAACTCCTTAGTGCGTATTCGTAAGGGCGTTGAGCAAGACATGACTGCTTTGTTTGGCAAGCAATTGCATCAAAGCATGGTGTCGAAGCTCGACAAGTCATTTAAAGCATTGACTAAGGGCGATGAGAAGCAGTTGATCGCATTGCTCAAAAGCGTGCCAGAGGATATGCGGTCAGAGGTCGTGGCATCAGGCATGAAGACTGCCTTTGGTCGTGCCAGTATGGACAGACCGATTAGCTTTAATGACTATGCAACCTTTTACCAAGGGTTATTGCAGAACAAACAGGCTTATGCGGCGATTATGAGCAATTTGCCACAAGAGTCACGCAAGCAGCTCTCCGACTTGTATCGTGTGTCTAACTCGATTGCTAAGGCTTCACGCGAGCGAATCCAGACGGGTCGGCTGACTGCGGTGGCAGATCAGCTTAAAGATGCTGATTCACTCATTGGCGGCATCATTGGCATGGCTCAAAAAAGCGCAGGCGTAGCAGCTCTTGAAGGAGGGGCAAGGGCTTTGGGTGCGCCTGGTGCTGGCGTTGCTCTTTGGAGTGTATTGGCACTCGGCAAAGATAAAACATCAAGGCAAAAGGTGGCAGACGCTGTGTTGTCATCGCCTGAGTTGTTGAGAGCATCGAGACTTGTCGCAGAGGGTCAGGCTGAGGCGGGTGCTAATGTATTGGCCAAGAGTGCAGCGTTTGGTAAATTTGCCAAAGAGATGGGCATCCCAAAAGAGTTAAATGCCAAGACACAGTGGATACTCAGCACCATGCAAACACAACGCCAAATGGCTGACGAACAGGAGCAATAAAGATGCGATCAATTGAAATTGAACCCCCATTTCCAGCGTTTGCAGGACTCGATGGTCAGCCCTTGGACAGCGGATTTATCAATATTGGCGAGGTTAATTTAAACCCAATTACCAATCCGATTGCTGTTTATTGGGATGCTGCCCAGACGATTCCTGCTGCCCAACCGATTCGCACGCTTGCTGGGTATCCTGTTTTTATGGGAACGCCATCTCGGTTTTATGTTGATGAAGATTACAGTATTCAGGTTAAAGACAAGAATGGCAGCGTTGTTTATACATCATTGAATGGAAACTCTTTCCCTGGCTCTGCTGGCAACTTATTTGAAAACGCAACTGGCGATGGAGTAACAACAGTATTTGCTGTTTCTTTTAAACCCAGTTTGGTTTACATCAATGGCGTTTATCAAAATCAAAATACTTACACGATTGCCATTGGAAATGTTACTTTTTCAGCAGCACCTCCTTTGACATCTGTAATTGAATTTTTATTTTAAAGAGAAAATAATGATTTCTCCATCGTTTTCTTTAACTGCTACCGAGCGAGTATTGCCACGCATGGCGTTGGACTTTACGACTGCTTTGCTTGACCCTAGAATTACATTTACCCGTACTGGCAATACCGCGACTGTTGTTAATTCAAGCGGTGTTATTGCTGCGATCAATGCTGATTTGCCACGATTTGATTTTGACCCGACTACGCTTGTGTGTAAAGGGTTGTTGATTGAAGAAACTCGCACAAATTTATTATTAAATAGTTTAATTAATGGCACAAATCTTTCTACTCAATTAGTTACTACAACAGCCGTTTCTCAGACGTTAAGTTTTTACGGCACAGGTCAAATTGTATTAACAGGCACATCATCTGCAACAGTCGTTGGTACAGGCGCATACCCAGCCCGTCAAACATTAACATTTACGCCTACAGCAGGCGTTTTAACGCTAACTGTAACGGGTACTGTTCAGTATGCTCAATTAGAAGTTGGCGCATTTGCTACTTCATTTATCCCGACTGATGGCACAACAAAAACCCGCAACGCTGACTTAGCAACAATGACAGGCACTAACTTTAGTGATTGGTTTAATGCAAGTGAAGG